GTTCTACCACAAGGTTCTCGGTAGCCATCAATTTGGCTAAAAGTGATTTGGATTCAAGTAATTGCATATATTCTCCGATTGATTAATATAACAATTATACAGGAATCCTATGTTCCGTCAAGATTTTTGTTCGGAAGCGTTGTTTTTTAGCAACACTAGTGATTATTGATACAATTCCTTCATCTTTTGGTAGTCGGAAAGGTCTTTTTCGTGCTGAGTTAGTATTGCCCACTTACGGCAAACGATATCCAAGCGTTTCCAAGCAGGAATTTCTTCATCATCTGCTCTTGCCGCTTCTAAAAATAGTAAATCATTTGACATTTTGCAAATCCTTATCGAAAAAACTCTGCTCAATTGCACTTACCAACTTGTCGGCAAGGTTCGGATCAAATTTTACAAGAAAATGTGCTACATCTTCAGCAGGAATGTGCCTTAGATTGAACATAATCTCATCTATACCTTTATATATTTGTGTTTCTTCCCATTGCGCTAACATATTTTCTCACATTTCATAATATTGGTCAATTACAACGACATTTTTGCCTCGTTGTTTGGCTTTTCCTAATGCTAACATGGATTTTAACTCAATTTCTTTTTCTTGGCAAGTTAAAGACTGAAAATATTCCTCATAATCTTGCCAATCTTCATCTGTCCAACCTTTTGGTGTATTCATATTATCTCCGCATACTTGAAATTTCTTTGGCTTCATTATCCGTAAATACAGGAACGGCGTTTGACTTGTGCATTGTAGCCACACCTTTCATTTTTTCACCTGTATAAGAATTTTGGGATTTTTTGGTACAAGGTATAAAACCTGTATTAATGGAAGCGTATAGGGGAGTTTCCCTGCCAGCTGGAATTCTAGGAATAGGAATAGATTTGGAAATACTCGTGGTATTGGTATAATTCGTTTTTGGAGATATTGCCAAAATTTGATTTTGCCATTCTTCGTGGCGTAACTTCACCAATTTTGGAACTTTGCGTTTTTTAGACTTAGGAATGTAACCGTGTATAATCATAATGTAATCTCCGACCAGGAAATTACAATGATACTACAGTTTTAAAAAAATGTCAAGAGTAAGTGTTGTTTTTATGACACACCTACCAGATTAAATAGGATCCAAAGCTTTATTTCAAAAGCGGACACCGATACTTATCCAAAAAAAATCAAATAAAAACGGAAATAATGTTTTTTCTTACATTGTGAAATTATAACCGCATTGGCCAATCTTTTTCATTAAATACTTCAACGGAATCTTCGTATTCGTGATTTTTTAACTTCTTCACTTCAGCGTGTTCACCTCTACGCTTTTTGTTGTGCAAGAAATTCTTCGCATAATCATAATCATCAGAATAATCTTTATTTTTGCGAAACTTGCCTACAAATTTTGTCACTACTATCTCCTATTTCAAGGTTTCAAATGTTATGCCTCTAATTTTAGTTTCTGGCATATTATGCATATCCATATTCGACACATAGGTGATGTCGGAATGTGGATAACAAATTTTTACAATTTTGAGAAGTTGGCAGACTGTGCCATCTGAATCATTGAATGAAAACACTTCACCAACACATCTTACATTTTGAACTATTTCACGGCGAGTGTTGTAGTTATGGACAAATCCACCACGAGCATATACCATCCACCAATCAGAGTGAACTCCCACAACTAACCAATCACCTTTTCTTCTACAACGCTGAAGAAAATGTAAATCGTTAGAATCTAACGGATCAAACTCACCAGCTGTTACGATAATTCGTTCTTTGTCGTGCATTTAGGGTAAAAGATTTGGAAATGCCTCTTTGACGAAATTATATGTCAAACCTTTCACGCCTTGATCCTTTTTAAAGATACCAATAATAACTTCAGCTTCACGGGGTTCTATTGATTCTAAAAGTTGAATCAAAAGTTCGTTTTGTTTTCTTGGAGATAATTTTTCAGCTTCAGGATGATTTTCTCTGAAAAGATACAACTTTCTAATTTCTGTGGAAAGTTGACATTGAGATATTCCTGGTTTCGTATCAGGAATTTTGTAGTTTTCTGGCATTTCTTTTATCTTCCATTGATAACCTGGATGAAAAGTATATTCTAAGACCTCTACTAGCGTTTTAGATAGATTTTTTTCAATTACTGCCATTCTTTCTTTTTTGGTTGTTACAGCTTCAAATTCGTCAAATACTTCATATATATTTTTCATTAAAATTCCTCAATAACATCCATTAAATTCTTCAGTTTATTTTCAATAAAATAATTTAATAGTTTTTGGCGAGATGCCGGTTTTGTTTCGTTATAGGTATTTATGATTTTTTCTTTTATCTCTTTTGGAATAAAAGTCAAATCAATAAGTGTTGCATTTCTGGTATAGTTGGCTTTGTCAGTTTCACTATAATTATTTACATCTTCCTTTAGATACTTATCCAATACACCTTTAGTTACTGGTTTTTGTCTAAGGTCACGAACAAAACAATCAGATGATGAGAACATATTTGGAATGCCATCACCTTTATCTCCACGAATAATCTTTTCTTTCAATTCCTCGATAGGATTTTCAGATTTGACAAATTTCTTTTGTGCGGGATTGTATTGCTTTACATTACTACCATAATTTTGTAATTGTAAGAAGTCACCATCACTCGATAGAATCAAAACTTTCTGGTGTGGTGCATAGATTGGTACAAGTGTGCCAATAATATCATCCGCTTCGGCACCTTCAACATCAATTACTTTATATGGAAAGTTTTCTTTTAGTTCTAACTTAAATTTGGCCAACATATCAAAAATCAAGTGCCAATCTAAATCAGATTTTTCTCTAGTTTTTTTACGACCAGCTTTATAGAATGGAAAATATTCTTTACGCCAATATTTACGGTTATCACAACATAATACCACATCACCATAATCTTTACGAAAATTACGAATGTGCATACGGAGAATATTAAGAATCATGTGCCGAACTAGATTTTCATCCAGTTTAACACCTTTCTGGTTTGAAATCTGAGCCATTAGGCCAGATAACAATACTTGATTTAAATCAACAAGAATCATAACAAACTTTCAACAGTTTCAAAATTATATTATATCACTTTTTTTTCATCATGGCAAGTAGTCTATCCACTAACTTATGTGATGTGGTTGTCTTTCTAGCAATTATACCATAGAAACCACCTGGTATTAGTCCAGAAACATATTCTAATGGACACGCAAGAATGGCTTCAAAATTATCAACATCATCATATTCTTCAGGATTTTCTTTGCTGTCACGAAATAATACAATGTGATATAAATCACCAAGAGATGTACCACCTATTTTTTCTCCTGGATTTGAATATTCGGAACTCATAATATCAACTCGGCCTTCTTCATCTCCAGCTAGAAATGTAAAAAAGTCAAGATTCTTTTCTTTTAGTGGTTGTAGGTAATCTAACATCTTTTTCCTTAATGTGAGCCTTTCTAACTCTTACCATTATCCATGTGTTATAATATTCATCACTCTCTAACACACCTTTGGTAAATTGTTCTTTAGCTTCCAAATAAGAACACATACCCTTAGAGTGGCAGAGATGCAAAATTTCACGGACAAAATTTTCTTGTCCTAATTGTAACACATCTTGCTTCAAGATGTCACTACTTCCGTAGTAAGTTTGCCAATCTGAATTGGCTTTATATTTTTTCTTTTTACCTTTGACTTGTTTGGTTTTGGCAGAATAAAAGAATTTTTTGCCTATGTATTTTTTCCCATTCGTCAGATTGGTTATCTGATACACGAACCCGTAATTATTACCAATCAAGTCTTCCGTAAAATCTTTACCATTATATTGCCAGTTAGATACCATAGTATAATTTCCATATTAGATACTCTTATTTAGGAAATTTTACCAAGTATTGTAACCAAAGTTTTTATCCATTATTTTTAAATTTTTTGGACCAAAAGGAAAATTAAAACCCACTTCACAATTATTATCTTTCATAAATTTAAATTTTTCTTTAAGTTCTAAAAAAAATAAACTTTCGTCTACCTTTTTCTTTGAATAATTTGTAGTGTGTTTCCAAAAGTCTGAATTATATAATGAACCGCCTTGATAATTATAACATATTGTATCGTGTATTTGTTTTGATTTTGATTGAAAAATATAATTTAAATCATCTTGGTTTACTTTAAATTTAATTCTATCAATAATTAGTCTGTTGATATAATCATACATCCATAAAGAGTTTGCAAACATTGGTTCTAAAAAGAAAGCCAAATTGCCATTCTTCATAACACGGTTGTCAATTACTTTTTTTATGTAATATGAATTAAACTTGAATTCAGTTTTATCCATATCATCAATATTTACTCCAATAATTTTAGAGAAGTCTTTTTTAGCTTCACTGGATTGTGTTATGGTATCATTAAACAGATAACCATACGACAATCTATTTGTTAATGGAACACCAAACATCCATCCATTCTCTGTTGCTTGATGTATTGTGTAATTCCAGTCAATACCCTCATTACTTGCAATGTTATGCACCAAACAATGATTTAATGGCATGGGTAAAACAACATAGTCATCAAAGTTTTTGGTGAAACCCCTACAGTCAATAACATAATCAAATGTGTGGTCGGTACCGTCTATATTCAAAACAACACATTCTTCTTTATTTTGAATATCTAAAACATTGCCTTGAATTTCTCCAAATCTTTCTTGATACTTTTTTCTTAAAATATTGAATGTGTAATCTTTTATTTTGAATGTGTTAAAATGTATGGCCAGACTTTCAAATTCTTCATTACCAAAAAGAGGATTTAAAAAATCTTTTTCTCTCCAATTTTTGTAAAGTGTTCCATATTTTTTTGTAGCATCGATTTCTCCGGAATTTAATATCTCGTCAAATGTTACACCGAGGCATAATTCCATGGTTGCCCAAAAGACAGGTCCGGTACTTTCGCCAATTCCTACAGAAGGTACTTTGGGATCATATATTGAGAACACTTTAACACCAGGAGGCAAATAACTCAACATATGACATATGCTAAGTATGCCTCCGGAACCTACACCAATAATAGCAATACTTTTCAATCCCATTCCTTCATATCTAATTCATCTTCATCATCTTCAACATAATCTTCTGTTAATTCTTCAATCATTTCACCACAAAATGGGCAGTGTTCTGGTAAATCTTGTGATACCATTTCTTCCATATATGATACACTATAAGTTGATTCACAACTCAGGCATTCACCTGATAATGATTTGTTTGTCATTTAAATTCCTTAATGAGCCCAAACTTCACCCCAATTTCCTGACAAAGCTCCTTTTGCATAATCAGTTGCTCTATT